ATCATGTCGGTCAACGTCTCCATATGCGCACCGTCTCCTTGCAGACAAGCGGCTTGTCGGCCGGCCCTTTGACGAATGGTGGTATCCACTGGCGTCGGCGGAGCGAATGATTCGGGCCATACGCCTGATCCCTCCAGAAGCCGCGCACGATGAAACGATGCGAGTATTCACGCCGCACGCGCCCGTCATCATCGGCGCTTTCGCCGGGACGGTGGAGGTTTTCCCTCAGCACCAGCATCTTGACCTTGCGTATCTCCGGGTCGAACCTCGAAGGGAGCGGGTGCACGGCGCTCGGCTCACCCGGCTTCGCCTGGCATATGCGCGTCTCCTCGCTCAACGCCCAGACCGCCTGCGCGAAATCGACCCATGCCAGCAACAGTGCGGCGTTCGCGTCGGCGGCGTCCGCCAACGCTCCGGAACCGCTCATCAGGTCCACCGGCAGCCCGACGTCAGCCGCGCCGGTCTTCTCCAGCGTCTCCGGATCGTCGGTCATGGGGTAGACGGTCGTTTCGCCGCCCGAAACGACCCAGAAGAACCCGTCGATGTTCGCCTTGAAGCCGACCGGCGAGGCGTCCACCGGCAGTCCGCCATCGATGATCATTACCCCGCTTGCGGCCGGGGGACGGTTTTTCGGATAGTCGCCCACGGCGGCGGTGTCGGCCGCGAGTTTTGCCATGTCGCGGCTGATCCACCATAATTGCGCCGTCGCCATCTGGTCGGCCTCATCCCACGCGGCGGCCAGGGCCTCGCGGTACTGTGTCGCGTCATGTTGGCGTTTCAGCCGTTTTCTCTGCTTTTCCACGATCTTGTCGCGGATGAGCGGCAGGTGTGATGGGATGAGGCGAAGTCGCCCGTTTTTGCCGCGCGTCATGTCATGCCTCGATCTCGTCACGCCACGACAGCAGGTCGCGTGTAATCATATCCCCGGACGACACCTGCACGTAAAGCCACGCACGATAACCCAACCGCGCGGCATGATCACGCTTCAACCACGCGGCCAACCATTCCACCCGCAACGAAACAGGCGAATGATACCGCCACAACTCACGGTTCGACTCACGGTCGAAACGCGAAAACTGATAAACCATCAAGACACAGTCTCCTTCCCAATAGATCCGATTGATTGCACGCGCCGCCCACGCTCCAACCATGGGCGGCACGATCGTTCCCAAGAGCGGCTCACCACTCCAAAACCTTGCGGCCATCGACAAGCACATACGAGCCACCGACACCATTGCCCGACACGGACGCATCCCACCTGCACACATGCTGATAGTCGGAACCGCCATCAGCCGCGACGGAACCATCCTCGACGGAACAAGCCGGAATATCCGGCCAAGGAAACGCGGAAGCGACGGAACCGGGATTGCCGTGACGCCACGCATCCCAAGACCCGGCCACCGCCGCCGAAGCGCCACCCAACGACCGGGCCTGATCCACGGCCTCCAAATGGCCGACGACACCAACGGCGACGACAAGCACGACAACAAGAAAAACATTACGAACCTTACCGAACATGATTTGCTTCTTTCCGGCAAACCACATACACTATGGTCTGCCTGATTATTTTTTGATAGTGGTAATTATGGCGCCGCCACCGCTCCGAACAGTGGCGGCATATTCTTTTTCAAGCAGCAAGCCTGAGATTATGGGCGGCGAGATAGTCGGCAATCTGCTCTTCCAGCCGCGCGTCAACGTCCGTGTAACAGTCGCGGTAAGCGACCACGCCACCCGTACCGTCGAACACGACATACGCGACGCGACGCCCCTTGGAATCACGGAAGCCACGCGGCTTATGCGCATACGCGCCGAACACGTCGGACAGTTCCCTGACCGATTTGCCGCCCGGAATCACCGCCTTGCGCACCATGACCGCACTGGACGTGGCAACCACCTCATGAGGCTCCGTCCGTGGCGGCACCTCGGGAATCTCAGCCGTAACCGGCTCAGGCTCAACCACCTCAGAATCAACGGTTTCAACCGGCTCACTCTCAGGCTGCATCGCCCTGGACTGCAACGCCATCATGAACGCCGCCGCCTCCCGGTCAGACGAAACGCAATCCTCGCGATAATCGTTGAACGCTTCAAGAACATTCACCGGATACTCGCCATCAGCGAACGCCGTAACCGCCTCGCCATAGTCAGCGGGCGAAACGTCGGAATCGTGAAGCATCGTGTAAATGGCCTCGAACTCACGTGCGAACTCGACAATGGTATGACCGCCAAGATCACTCATGGGCTGCTTAGACTGTTCCACGGTCTCAGCCGGTTCCTGTTCCACCGGCTTGACCGGTTCCGGCTGCTCAGGCTCAGGCTCAGGCTCAGGCTTGACCGGCTCGGGCTGCTCAGGCTTGACCGGCTCACGCTTAGAACGCTTAGACTTAGACGTGATGGAATCGACGAACGCCCAATCAGGCGCGTCAACAAGGCCAAACACCGGCTTGACCTTGGGCGCGTCCGGGTGGAACACGCCAACCGGCTTGACCTCACCGCCCGCAAAATCACATGAGGCACCACGCATAGGCATGAGGAGATACCCCTCACCGCCCCAGCCAGTCGTCTCGAACGGGTCATCAACGTCAACCACCGGCCCGATCCAAACACCGGAATACCCCGTGGAAGTCAGAAACTCAACGGATTTGCCCAAAGCGGCCACCCTTGTCAACAGTTCGGACACATACGCCGGATTCAAGTAGAACGACGTGACAGTTTCATCCGAACTCGCCCCCGCGCAGCCGACGCCCGGCAGCTGATAGGACATTCCAAGCTTGTTGGTGACCGCGACACCATTGGCCGCCATGGAAAAACACAGCGGATCATAACGATCCGTCTTGAGTTTCGCCACCGCGTCCTTGAGCTGTTTCACGTCGCAGACGAAACCACGCCCGTAACCGTTATCACGCCCCTTGCAAGTCCAGCAACGTGCGACAGCCCCACTCGGAAACTCGCCATCAGAGAGGGCAGACATGAAAACATTCCACCCGCCTATCATGCAGCCAACCGAAACGGCACCGCCGTAGTCGTCCTTGCGGTATTCCAAACGTAGACCGCCGATCGTCTTGTCCGCGAACAGTTTCAGGAATTTGGCACGTGCGAAACAATCGAACCCCTTACCGCCATCACGTTCGATGACGGCACCACGAACGCACGCCACGGCCATACGGAAACGATCAGTGGACTGCAAGCGCAACATGCCGGCCACCACGTCCATGTCAACCGCAGTCAACACGGGCCGCTGCTCCTCCTTGGAGACACACGGCTCAACAAGCTTGAAAGCGCGCGCGAACTCACCAGAATCCATAGTCACGGCAAACAGCGGATCACCCTGACCGCAATTGGCGCGAACACCACGCGGATCATACCGATCATCACATGCCACGCCCTCACAGTCGTAGCCGCTGTCATCCGCGAACCCGACATGCATCATGGCGGGACGCCCGACCTCCTTGCCGTCGTCATCCCTTTCAACCGGCAACAGCTCACAGTCAACGGACCTCAAACCGCCGTGCGCCTCAGCCAACTCAAGCACACTACGCAACACGTCAGCATCAACCGTGGCGGGTGACCCGGCAAACGATACGCCATCAGGCCAATCAAACCACGCCGAACCCATGACCTGACCCATGACCTGAATGCCCTCACGGAACACCGACACCCGATCAGCCTTGAACCGCACGGCAACAGACTTGAAGAACTTCGAGAAAACAAGATCACGCATGATAAACCCCTTAAAAAGAAAAACGATGAAAACAAAGGGCGCGGCACAATCACCACGCCCCGAAACCAGACAGAACCCTCACGCTCAAGCCTTGTTCCCAAAGCTCGGGTATGCGCTCCGGTCGATCTCGGTCACGTCGACAAACTGGTTCGGCTGCGGCTCTCCGGCGAAGTCGCCCTCACCGGCCACCATGTCGTTCGCCTGCTCGATGCAGTAGTCGACGTCGTCCACCACATAGGCGAGCTCCAGTTCCTCGTTTTCGACGTGCTTCAGGTTGCCGACCTCGAAGAAATCCGCAGCCCAGTCGGGGCCGTACTGCGAGTTCTCCTCATCCCACTCGCGGATAGAGATTTCCACTGCCTTGTTTTTGTCCACTAATACCACCATGACGTTTTCCTTTCCTTGATGATCGACGGTGATTGCCGGGCATGATTGATAGGCTCACGCCCGAAGCCTGGAACAAGTCAGCGCATACGAGCATGACGCGATATAACACGTTCCGCCTGAACTAGAGCGCGAGTCTGCATGTCAAGCAAAGACTCGCCGTGAAACGCCATGCTTGCATCATGGCCGGGCGCCATATACCGACGCATCTCAGATGCCGTGAAGAATCGTTCGGCAATGCTCACGTTGTACACGATGGCGCAACCGCCATAGCTGTACTGGCTCCAGTCACACGCGCCATTGAGCAGCAGAGAGCGACGTGGCCCGAAGTGCTCAGGGAGAACGGTATTAGGCATGTCGAGCGATTCGAGAATATCCAAAGCGGTTTCCTTGACACCTTGACCCCACTTGCTGTGCGGTTGATAATTGGCTTCGATTGCCTTGTAGGTTTCGTCGATAGTCTTCATTTCAGATACTCCATTCCAGCCCCCTTGCTAAAATGAGAGGGCTCTAGTTAGTTGGTTAATAATTACTGAGCAAACGAGGCCGGATAGGTGCAACTATCCGGCCTCACTCATTCGTGGACTACCGCACCCGTAAAGAGCGCAATAGCCCTAGCGGATTACTTAATCCGCCGAAGTTTCAGAATCAGAATCAAGTAGCTTACGCGGATTACGCACCTTAAGCACATCGCAAATTCGCACCGCGACATCAAGACTCATGCCGCCCGTTTTACGAGCGCCGGTCTCGAATGCCGCTACGCGAGGCTGCGTCACGCCGATTTTTTCGGCTAACTCACGTTGCGTCAACCCACGTTTCATTCTTAATTCCTTCAATCCCATAGCCACTCCTTTGTCGAAGGTGTAGCCATTGTAGATCATGCGCGGCTCGAAGGCCACGCAAAAAGCGGTGAATGGCTCGCACTGTTGGCCGCAGTGCCAGGCCCTTTAGACCCTATAGAACCTTTAGCGTTCCCACGTGCCCCATACATTCCGCGACATCTCCCGACGTTGCGAAACGCACATGCAAAAGTCCGCGATAGCCGTCGCCGGCCAACCGCGCACCGTGCGCACCCGCCCCTACAGCCGCCCGACATGCCTAAGCACGCCAAACCATAGGGGGTTACTGTGCCACAATAAAATTCCGTTGCCTATCCCCGCGTTTCCAACGCGCAGAGTCTGTAGCTGCCGTATTAAGCACACTGGCTCTCTACCACCGCGGACCCGACTAGCCACCGACGGGTCGCATAGGCTCGCCGTCGGCGTTTCCACCGGTTCCGCGGCTAAAGACGATTAGGCCCGGCCGCGTGCGCTACAGAGACATGCCGAGACATGTCTTAGCGTCCACTATTCAGTTCTCAAACCTCATGCCACGGCCCCCCGACTCCAAGACACTTCATGTCTCTTCGCCATGTCCCCTCATGCACCCGCCTATGCGGGCCGCGCCGTATCAGATGGCGTCGCCATGAGGCTTTCGGGCCGGTATCGATCGGTGTGCAAGTGGCGGCTCTGTGATGGCCGCTGCACCTTGCTAGGCTGACCGCCTAACCGGTGATGGCTATCACTCTACACATAATCAATTGGTTATGCAAGCCGGGATAGCGAGACACTGTAAAAACCATTGCAAACACTAGCATTCGTCGGCGTGTCGCAACCATGCGACGGCGACGCAAAACCACACCGGCACGGACACGGCACGGACACGCCACGGCCACGGCCACGAATGACCAGGCACGACGGGCGCGACGGGCGCGACGGGCACGACGGACGTGCGCGACGGGCACGACGTTAATACGATCGCGCCCGCGCAAATACCACACGACACGCCAAAACACAACCACAAGAGACCGCCCCGACCGAGCTCCGCCCCGACCGAGCTCCGCCCCGACCGAGCTCCGCCCCGACCCCCCGTGGGGAGCCCCCGCCCGGCCCTTCCGCTGGGGCCGGTGGGACAATAGCAGAAATAGCGCGCGGGTTTTTGAAAAGTTTGCGCATAAAACGTGACGCTCGCAAGCCGCCGTCTCGCTCTGCGCATGGACTGCAAGCGGTTCACAATCATGTTGTGCAACCGTTGTTGCAACCGTTGTTGCAACCGTTTTGTTGGGTATAATCATCATTAGATGATTTTGGCTGGCGCGGCTTAGGCGTGCTGGCTTTGCAATCCTGTCGGCACAGCCTTTTGGTTGCCGGGTTCGATTCCCGGGGTTTGCTCTAGGTTTCATGGGGGTAGCTGCCCGTGAGACCGATGGCATTGCTCGAATATCCCCGCTGGGACATGTGGGGGACAAGAGGCTCCATGCCCTAATCGGGCGGTTGATGACCGAAGTGGAGGCACGGCCAAACGGGTGCACATGTATGCATGTTCCTTGCCGTTGGTGGTAAAGACCATTCCACCATGCCGACGTCTTGCCGACTTGGACGTTAACTAAGTCGGGTATATGGCATTGGTGCAATGGTAGCATGTCGGTCTCCAAAACCGTCGATGTTGGTTCGAGTCCAACATGCTGTGCTCAGCCTACCCACAGGTTGTGGGAGAGGTCTTCGGAGTCGTCTTGGGGCGGCTCTAGTTTCAGCTGACCCGCCTAGTTTGCGGGGGCAGTCTCCTGAGTCGCTGTGGCGGCTCTTGCTTTTGGATGCTTGGCAGAGTGGCTTATTGCACCACCTCGCTAAGGTGGCGACCGGGAACGGTCCGGGGGTTCGACTCCCTCAGCATCCGCTCGCCGTGGCTGGCGGTAAAAAGCCATTTTTGCCATTGGGTTTCCTTTTGGCGGTTTGGGTTAGATGACAGACGACCCCCATGTTTTTGGTGAGTGTGGCGTGGGGGTTGTCTGTTCTTTTGCTTTGGTGGCGGAATGGTAGACGCGGCGCACTCAAAATGCGTTGTCTTGTGACGTGTGGGTTCGACTCCCACCTGAAGCACTTGGGTTGGCTGATCTGAGAACTTTTCCTGCTGGGTTGTTTCCCCTTTGGTTTGATCTCTCCTGCTCAGCACCGGCCAGCCCTGTTTTTCTTTGTGGGGTTCGTATGGTTTGGCGTGGTGAGCGTAAGGGACGGTTCAATCCTGATTGGCCTAGGGTTCGCGCCTTGATATTGGATCGTGACGGGCATAGGTGCCAGTGGCCTGTTGAGGATGATTACGGGCGTGTGCGGCTGTGCGGGGCCTATGCGAATCAGGTGGATCACAAGAAGCGTGATTCTGTTCATGATGATGATTCACCGGAGAATCTTTGGGCGTTGTGCGACAGACATCATTCTTACAAGACCGAGCTTGAGGCCGCCGAGCAGCGTCGTGAGAACCGTCGCAGGAGGGCGGAGGCGAAGTGGTACAGGCATCCGGCGTTCCATTAGACGATGGTGAATGCTGCATTAATGGTTGTTCGCGTGACGTCCATGCGCGAGGCATGTGCAGGATGCATTACGACCGGTGGCGTCGTGGCGGCATGGGTGCGCGTAAGAAGCGTATGAGCCGTGCGTGCATCCAGTGCGGGAGGTTTTTCGAGACTGAGCGCAGGGACAAGAAGACGTGTTCCGACAGGTGCCGGAAGGCGTGGAACAGGAAATGCCGCAGGTCTCCGGTTCGTTTGGATTCCAGGCCGAACCCGTTGAAGTCGGTGTTGTGGGAGCCGAGGGCGAACGCTCGTGTCGATGCGCCGGTTCCTGTCGCCAGGTCTTTCTGGACCCGTGAGGATGAGTGGGCTTCGTGTTCTCATGTTTGTCCCAAGTGCGGGCGGGCGCTTGATCGTTTGGTTGATGTTATGAGCGGTGATTACCCGGTTGGCGCATGGAAGGTGCCTTTGGAGCAGGGTGGGGAGAACAGCCTGTGCAACCGTGTCCTTGTCCATCGCAAATGCGCGTGATGCCGGAACGGCTTTCGCGCTGATGCCCGGAATGGGTGTGCGGAGGTGGTTTCTATGGCGGCCAGGAAGCAGTCCAATCAGATTCTTGAGGTTCCCGATGGGAAGCTTGGGCCTGATCTGCCTGATGCGAGCTTCATGTTTCCGAAGGGTGGCGAATGGTCGCCTCTGGTGGAGCACTGGTACGAGGAGTTCAGGAAAAGCCCGAACGCGTCCATGCTTCGCACGGCACCCGCGTGGATGGCTGTGCAGTTGGGTTTCGCCACCATCAACGAGATGATCTGGTCGAAACGTTACGCGACGTTGATGCCGGTCGTGCGTCAGCTGTTCGACGAGTTGGGTTGGACTCCGGCTTCGTTGCGCGCTTTGAAGTTCGATGTTCCTGAAAGCAATGACCATGCGGCCACCGATGGCTCGAATCATGCCGTCATTCAGGATATCGACGCGTGGCGCAGGAAGTTGGAGGCCGCCCGCTGATGCATGTCATGATTCCAAGGCTGTCCTATGAGGACAGGCGCCGGAGTCTGGGCGCGTTGTTCCTTTGGTGGACGGAGACGTTCGTGCTTATCGGGCGTGGTGACGCCACTGGCGAGCATGTCACTCATTCGCCGGAGTATATACAGTTCGCGTTGAACGCGTATGCGCTTGACAGGAATGGTCGGCGTAGGTTCGACCGTTGTTCGCTGTGGCGTCCGAAAGGCTGCAATAAGAGTGGTCTTGGTTGCGAGTTCGGCTTGTTCGAGGCTTTGGGGCCTTGCAGGTTCGATCATTGGGCGGTGGCCGGCGAATACTACGAGTTCCTTGGTCAGCGTTACTACTATCTGCCCGGTGAGCCTGTTGGCCGTCCGGTTCAGCGTCCTGAGATTCTGTGCCTTGCCACCAGCGAGGATCAGACGGGGAACATCTTCGATTCGATCCACTACAACTGCAAGGAAGGGCCTTTGTCCCAGTTGCAGGGTGAGGGCATGGTCGTGACGAAGACCGGTATCTCCCTTCCGGAGGGCGGGGAGATAGTGCCGTCCACTTCAGGTGATTCGTCCAAGGACGGCGGCTTGGAGACGTTTGTTCTTGCCGACGAGATTCACTTGTACAAGCTGCCGCGTCATATCAGCATGTACAAGACGGTTCAGCGTAATCTGCCGAAGCGTTCCCTTGAGGCCGACCCGTGGCTGTTGGAGATGACGACGTATTATCGTCCGGGTGAGAACAGTGTGGCGGAGTCCGTCGAGCAGATCGCGCATGATATTCTTTCCGGCAGGTCGAAGCATTACAAGGGCTTGTATTTCGACTATCGGTATTCGACGCTTCCTCTTGAGGAGTTCTCGGATGAGAAGAAGCTTGAGCATGCGTTGTACGAGTCGTATGGTTCCGCAGCCCATTCGACTGATGGCAAGGATTATGTGATTTTGCCGGATGGTCGTATCGAACCGGTGGATGATGACGGGTATACGGCCGAGGGTTTCTCGTTGAAGGATGATGGCGTGGAGCCGGGGCCGTCCATGAACGGGTGGGTCAATATCCGTGGCCTGATGAATCAGATTTACCAGCCTGATTCGGACGTGAACGATTCGATCCGCTATTACCTGAATTCCCGCGCGTCCAGTGAGGATTCGTGGCTTACCGAACCGGCCATTCAGTCGCATGTCGCGTACAAGGCGCTTGTGGATGACTGCATCGAGGCGAATATCGGCCTTGATGATGTGTGGAAACGGGTGGTCAAGCCCGATGACGAGATCACGTTGGGTTTCGATGGTTCGATTCGCAACGATTCCACGGCGATTGTCGGATGCAGGGTGTCGGATGGCCTGTTGTTCATTGTCAGGTTGGAGCAGAAGCCTGATAATCCGCTTCCGGACTGGCGTGTGAACCGTGATGCGTTCGATGCGGCCATGCGCAGGATGCTTGACGGGTACAACGTGATCGGCGTGTTCGCGGACCCGCATTTCTTCGAGTCGATGATCGGCGCGTGGGAATCCGAATACGGGCGTGACATGAAGGTGTATGCCAGAGGCCAGTCTTCGATCATGAAGTTCTGGACGAACAATTGGGGTGTTGACATGTATCACGCCACGCAGAACGCGCATACCGGATTCGAGTATGATCCCGAGCCTGTGGTGGATGGCAAGCCGAATCCTGAGAGCATCAGACTGTTGGCCGACCCGAGGCTTGTCGGGCATTTCAGGAACGCGCGGCGCAGGGACAACGCCTATGGTTACGCGATCTACAAGGAGACCCCGAAGTCTCCGAAGAAGATAGATGCGTGCATCGCCGGAATCCTCGCGTATGCGGCGCGAAGCAAGTATCTGAGCCAGTTGAAGGAAGAGGAGAGGGCCCGTACCACCGTGGAGCGTGTCTCCGACGCTTCCGGCGCGACGCTTCGGGGCCCGGCCTACAAGAGGCTGCAAAGAGCGAATTGAGGGGTGGTTGAATGGCAAACAAGGTCAACAGCCTTGTACCGGGCGATGAGGAGCCGGGCGGTGACGGTCTGATATTGACCCGTCTCGCCACGCGCTTGCAGAACCGGAACCCGCAGTTGTGCACGTTGAAGACGTTCTATGACGGTCGTGAGACCATTCCGACCAAGAGCGTGCCGAAGAACATGGATGTCACGTCCACGAGCGTGTACAAGCGTTTCGTGGACATGTGCCCCATGAACCTCGCGTCCACCATCGCCAATGCGGTGATAACCTCGCAGCATCCGACGGGTTTCAGGCTCGTGTCCGACAAGACGATGCGCAGCACCGATGCGGATGACATGTGGAACATTAGCGGTATGAACGTCCGAGCGCGGAACATGTTCATGGATGCGGCGATCTACGGGTGCTCGTACGCGCAGGTGTGGCCGAAGGCGAACCCGTCCTACATTTCGCGGCTCAGCCCGTGGACCACTTGCATGTCCGATGACAAGGATTCCGCAGTCGTATACGGGTTCGACGAGGACATGGGGGTCGAGTATCTGACGTTGTACCGTCTCGTCCGTGATGATGACGGCGTGGTGCAGCGGGTTTACTCGCGTACCGCCAAGCAGGAGGCTGACAGTCGCACCCTGTATTCCGGTTCCGTGGATGACGAGGACAGCGTGTATTCGCTTGCCAACGACGATACCGTGAAACGCCCGCGGTTCAGGGCGCAGTTCGAGTGGGATGGCGGCGCTAACGACGATTGGGGCTTCGCGGTCAAATGCGGTTGCCTCCCGATAGTCCGCTACCAGACGCCAACCGGCAAGGGATGGTTCGAGTCGTCGCTAAGGACGCTCGGGGCAATCGACCAGCAGCGTTATCAGAGGTTCTGCATCCAGGAGATGCAGGCGTTCAAACAGCGCTGGATCAGCGGTGATCTTCCCGAGTATTACAAGGAGTCCGATCCGGCGGTCAAATATGGTGACGCGAGAGCCGGCCAGAAGGTCGATTACTCCACGCTGTTCCAGATGGGGCCGGCGGCGTTGTGGCTCATGCCGAAGGGCGCGACGGTGGGTGAGTCCGGCACTACCGATATCACGCCGATTCTCACTGCCGCCTCGCAGGACATCAAGCAGCTTGCCGGCGCGACCGGCACGCCGCTGTCGATTCTTTCCCCCGACGTTGCAGGCAGCGCCGAGGGGGCGAAGCTGACCACGCGAATGTTGCGCCTGAAGGTTCAGGATATGAACATGCGCGCGAATGACGCGTTTGTTCTCCTGCTGAAGATGGCGCTCACCGCGGATGGTGGGAGCGACGCCTATGAGGAGAGGTTCGAGACGACGTGGGAGCCGGTGGAGCTTCCTTCCGAACTCGAACAGACTCAGGCGTTCGCCAATGTCGCGGGCAGGATTCCGTTGAAGACCGCTGCGAGGCGCTATCTGCACATGACCGAGACGGAGATCGCGGAGATGGTGCAGGACGCTCAGGATACGAGTTTCAGCCCGGCGTTGGCGCAACAGCAGTCCTCCCTTGCTGATTCCTTCAAGACGGTCGATGATGCTATGGGCGCATCCTACTTGGATGGTTCCGATGGTCTGACCGGAGATACGGCGGTGGATGATGGCGACGTTCCAGACAGTCTCTGAGGCTTTGGACGCGCAGCGCAACGCCCTTGTCAACGAGTATGTGAGCAGGGCTTGGCGCATGTGGCGGTCGCTCACTCCGGCCGATTTCTGGAATGATGCCGTCACTCAGGGCGTTTCGGCGTACATCACGCAACAGCAGATCGCGTTCGTGAAGCAGATGCGCCGTCTCGGCATCTCGTATGCGAACACCATGCTCGGCATGGTCGGGGTGACGGGCAGGACGGCGCAGGTTCCCGAATACGTGGTGGTCAGGGACAACACCGACCCTTGGAAGGTGTCGGCGCGTCCAGCCGACGCTTACAGGAGCCTCGCGGTGAGAACGCCGGACATTCGCCCGCACGGTTGGGATGATGTGAACGATGCCGTGTATGAGACCGTCCAATCATGGCTGGATGCTGCGGGACGGCGGTTGGCCGACAATGCTCTCACCGATGGCGTTGCCGCCCAGAACCGTGCGAGCGAGGAGTATTTCAAGGCTTCCGGCATAAAAAGGTTCCGCAGGATCATACACCCGGAACTGTCCAAGACCGGCACATGCGGCCTGTGCGTCGTCGCCGCCACCAACACGTTCACTAGGGACGATTTGATGCCCCTGCACAACAGGTGCAAGTGCACCGTCGCGCCGATCAGGGACAACATCGATCCCGGGCTGAAGCTGAATTCGGATGACTTGCAGAAGATATACGACGCCGCCTCCAAGGCCGGTGGCGGCGGCAGTGGCACGGCGGCGCGGAACCTCACGCAGTTGAGGGTGACTGTGCGCAACGATTCGGAACTTGGCCCCATTCTCACCAGAAGCGACTGGAGGCAGAATGACGAGGCTCCGGAATGGCATATGCCGGACACGATCATGACGCAACGGCAGATGCGGCGCATGTGCGAGCGTGCGACGGCGTTCAACGCCAGATACGCGGAGCTTCTCAACGGTTCCGCCGATTCATTGAGCTTTCGCTATGACGGTCGTTCCTACACGTTCAGGAAGGGCGTCCATGTGAAACAGGCATGGGACTACGTGAGGTCCATGCTTTCCTATTCACGCGGCTGGCTTGGGCTTGCCGCCTAGATTTAAGGAGATCAAGGGTGGCTGACCCTGAGAAAAAGAAGACTGCGCCCGAAATGGGGCAGCAGCAGAACAGTGGACCCGAAACGGGTGCGGAGCCCGCTCAGGAGCCGAACGCCCGGAGCGTCGAACCGGGTGCGGAGCCCGTCAAGCCGGAGGGTTCCGGCGAGGACAAGCCCTTCGAGCCGGACGATGCGGCCAAATGGAAGGCCATGAGCCGTAAGAACGAGGACAATGCGAAGGCGAACCTCAAACGCGCGGAACACGCGGAGACGGAACGCGATTCGCTTCGTACCGAGAACGCGCGCCTCAAGGTGCGGATGCAGTATCCGCAGATCAACGACGACGCCCTCTCCCTGTGTTCCGAAACGGAACCGGAGAAGATTCAGGAGTGGGCGGATAAGTACGCGAAGCTGAACCCGCTCGACACCGAGCCGGTGAAGCGTGATGTTCGCGAGGACGCCTTGGCACGCAAGGTATCCACTCTGGCCGAGCACCCGCAGGGCCAAGTCGATCCGAAGGCCGCCAAGGGCGACGCCTACCGGCGTCACATGAAACGCCAGCAGGACGCCCGACGCAAGAAGAACTAGCCAACAAGATTTAAGGAGTTGAACCTTGACTATCGAAATGGTCAAAACGTCCGGTGTCGTAACCCACGAGGTTGACGATTCCTGGCGTTACGGAGAGAAGAACAGCAACGATTCCGTTTCCGTCGTCATCGTCCCGGAACTGTTCAAGACCACTGACAACAAGTACCTGACCGGCGTGGGCCCGAAGGCCACCACCGTGTACATCCGAAGCGGCGTCCCGCTGGCGAAGATCACCAGCGGAACCAACCAGGGCATGTACGGGCCTTATGACAAGACGGCCACCGATGGGCGTCAGACCGCTATCGCCGGATTGCTGGAGTCCGAAGTGGCCGTGAACATCACGCTGGCTGGCTGGGATATCGACGATCCCACCGTCGGCATGACGTATCGGGGCGACATCGTGAAGTCCCATCTTCCGGTCGTGCCCGAGGAAGGTGCCGTGTGGAATTGCGATTTCTATGACATCGAGAACGATTCCGTCACCCGCCTCGCCGGCGGCGCGTCCGGTTCGGCAGCATCCTATGTCCTTCCGCCCGCAGCCACCAATACTCTCGGCGGCGTGAAGAAGGTCGCCACTCCGGGCGAAGACACCGTTGCCGCTTTGAAGACTGCCCTTAAGAGCGCCGGCATCTTCGCCTGACGCGCGTTACCTGGCAAACATTCTATAAACCCGCCCACCGTGGCGGGTTTTCTTATATGTAAGGAGATTCGATGGCACTGGATAAGACCATCATTCCGCCGAGCGAGGCCAGCGAGATCGCTCAGGCGGGTTTCGATTTCGTGAACGGCCTGCTGCCGTTCGCGCAGATGTTCCCGATGAAGTCCAACGAGGGCGACTGGACTGTCACATGGACTCCGAACCTTCCGGTCGTCAAGACACGCGCCATGCAGCGTCGTGCCTTGGATGCCGAGGTTCCGCACGTCAAAAGCACCGAGCAGTCCGCCGAGAAGCACACCGGGCTGCTCCCCTTGTCCGGCATGGGCCACATCACGGAACGAGAGGTGACGAAGGCTTCCAAGCAGAAGAGCGCCACCGACTACGTGCATGACAAGGCCGAGAAGCTGTTTGAGCAGATGGGCCGCGAAGCCGCAGTCACCTTGGAGCTGGAACGCATTCAGGCGATGATGGACGCGACCATCAAGATCAAGGAGGGCGATGATCGCGCAAGCGCACTCGTCACCTATTCGTTCGGCCGTCCGACCAACCAGCAGAATGTCGTTCCGACTACCAAGTGGAGCGACCCGAAGGCGGACGTGTTCGCCGACCTGAAGAAGTGGGTCAAGCTCATGCGCACCGCACGCGGACGCGCGCCGCACGCGGTACTGACCACCTCGGCGGTCATCGATGCGCTGACAGCCAACGAGCAGATGCGCACCGCGTTCTCGAAGCTGGATCTGGAGCATTCACCGACCCGCCTGTTCCGCACCGATGTCGAGAACATCCTTCGGGAGAATTTCCAGCTGACCGACATCCGCTACATTGACGAACTGTACGAGTCCCTGTCGTTGGACAACAACTTCGAGATGAACGTGGACACCACCACGCTCATTCCGGATTCCACGTTCATCCTGTTCCCGGCCTACTACGACAACGCCCTCGGTTTCACCGCCAGCGGCCCGACTGCGGAAGGCCAGGATGCGGAGTTCGAGTTGGGCAAGGACGTCAACGACGGTCTCGTCGCGTACATGATGCACCATTACGCTCCGGCCAACTACGACCTGTGGGTGAACGGCACCGCGTTGCCGGTGTTGCAGGACGCCGTATCGACCTTCAAGGCGAAGGTTCTGTAGCCTGTAGGAGGTTTCCGTGTCCAGCAGCATCGCGTCCGGTATCGACTGGAAGAAGTACATGCAGTTGGAGCTGGTCGATGACAAGCGTCTCGCCGACCGGTATTCGAACGAGTGGATTACCCACAAGTGCCGTATCGCGGCGAACATGGCGCTGTCATGCAGCCCGAACGTGGAGCCGCGCATGAACAACGGCTATCTGGACGAGGAGACGTTCGCCTATGTCGTCTGCCAGATGGTCATCCGCGTGATGCGCTGGACCGATCTGAAGTCGGAGACGAACGGCTCCTATGCGTATGAGAACCGCAGTCCGCAGGACAATCCGCCATCCTATGACGCTTCCCCGAACCTGTACGTGAGCAAACGCGAAAAGCAGCTGCTTCTCGGCTACGAGGAGGGGAACGGGCCGATAGGAACGGTGTTCGTCGGCGTCAACAGAATCTGGGGGCTTTGATGGAGGGCGAAACGCTTGACACAGGGCATCTCTTCGATGATGTCGATGCCGACGAGATAGGCGGCGGGCATCTGTTCGACGGGCACGATGAAGTCAGTAAGCAGGTTCCTGACGATCTGCTTCATCGTGACGTGATCGTCTATGAGGGCATGGCCCCGTGGGTGACGTGTCATGGGAGCACGACCGTTCCGAAGTATTTGGATGCGGATGGTAGGGTTCTTGACCCGGCCACGGTTTCCGATGTGGTTCGTGCGGGTGGTTTCGTGCCGTCCATCACCAGTGGCGGCGTCCTGTACACGGCGGATGTTCACGAGGTTTACTGTTGCGTGGTCGGACGTACCCAGAAGAACAGTGTCATGAGTGAGAATTGGGCGCAGGATACGACTCCGCAGAAGTTCGGCGGCAATCGTGAGATGAATCAGGTGAAGGTTCTCGCGCCGGAATGGCATGGTGACTTCTATTCACGGTTCTGGCTCGACGGCTCATGCTATGAGGTTGACGGTTCGCCGGTCTTTCTTCCTCATTCGTCCGATACGGCTAGGCATTACGAGTTTCCGGCTCGCCGCGTGTACGCGGCCGAGTTGGCCCATAACCGTATCGTTCCGCCCGTTCCGCCGAAGGGGGCTGAAACATGGGGTATGTGAGGCTGCGCCCGGATCTGAATGCGAGGGTCGCGGAAACGTTCGGCGGTAAGGTCACCCGTCCCCACGCTTTGAAGGTTCAGGCTCGCGCGAAGGCGTTGGCCGACATGCGGGCGAAGCATTCGAGTGTCGCCGACCGTATCGATATCAGTGTTCATGCTCACGGCTCGCATACGAGCGTGGTCATGAGCGTGGCCGGGCGTGACGGCTCGCAGATCGCATCCTACTTGGAGTACGGGTATTTCAATGTGCGGGCGCAACGTCACCTGCCGGGCATGTATGTGATGAGCGAGGCCAAGTATGGCTGATCTGAGCGTGCGTGCCCCGTTGGATGCCGAGGGATTGATCGATGCGCTGTTCAAGCGCGTCGATTTCCGTAAGGCCGGTTTCGGTAACGTCGTGGTGTTGCCGCGTGCCATCGCGGATACGGATTCGTATGCGTTGGACCATGACGTGGTGATCTGGCATTGCGGCGCCCCGTTCCAACCGGATTGGAATGTGAAGGCGTGGGTTTGGCGGTTCGCGTTGTCGCTGACCGTGGTGAACCGTGATCCTGACGTCAGTTTCGGACTGTGTTCGTTCCTGCACGAGACGATTTCCCGTTGGCCTTATGGCGAGCCTACCGATTTTGGCCGTGTGGGCGCGATTCCCGACAATCCGGCGTTCGAGCAGGTCGCCATTGGTGACGTGGTGACTACGAAGACCGCTGTCGTGCGTTCCTGCACGAAGCTGGTGCAGGCGGGTTCCGTCCGCTGATTTCCAAATAATTCAAAGATTCTGATTTTAAAGCCCTGTCCGCTTGCGGATGGGGCTTTCTTGTTAAGGAGGGCCATTCATATGGCTATCAATGATAAATCCGTGTTTACCAGTGTTCGCGGTGCCGCTTTTCTTGCCGAGGCCAATACTGCTTTGCCGAGTCTGAAACTGTTCAGTCTTGAGGCGGCGACCGTTGGCGAGACCACCAATAAGTATACGAACATGGGTCATTTGAGCGCGTCCGACCTGCCGTCTTTCGAGACGAGCGGCGGCGACGCGACAACCAAGGATACTTGGAACAAGAGCAAGTTCCGCACCACTTACGATTCCGTCACCGGCAAGGTCACGATTTCCAGCGTTCAGGGCGACAAGGAAATGTTCAAACTGATGTTCGACGCTGCCGAAATCACCGGTGGCGGCACCGCAGTCGCCTTGGATAAGGTCGAGCAGCCGAAGGCGCTGTTCATCTACGTCGAGGACACGAACACCGGTGAGAAGTTAGGCATTTGGATTCCGAACATGAGCCTCGCCTATAGCGAGCTTCCGTCCTTGGCTCAGGATGATTTCAACACGTTCAAGCTGGAAGGCAACATCATGACTTCCACCGTTCTTCCGAAGACCAAGAGCGGCAAGGCTTCCAGCATCGCTTTCTACGATCCTGACGATTTCGCCAAGGTCGCGTGAGTCTGAGGGTTTCCGGTTCTTCCCCTGACGGGTGTTCTTCTCCTGTCTGTCGCCCATCAGGGGATTTTCTTTTTTACCGCAGACGGGTGTTGGCTTTTTCACAGATTGGAGTTTTGTATGGCTGAAAACGATGTTGAAGAGAATGTCTTTCCGACTGATTGGGATGGTCTGGCCGGTTACGATGATGTGATGGCCGGATTGCCGGAAATGGTGCAGGCGGAATCTTTCTCGCCGTCTCAGACCGCATTGTTCGCCGTGGTCGAACGTCGTCTGAACGAGCGGCTGCTTGTCATGCGTGACGGTGGCGTGTTTGGCGGCAAGGCGAAGAAAACCATGTCTGATGATGCGGTTGCCGTTGCCATGGCCGAATACGTGGAGATCGCTGACCCTTTCTACAAGGGGCTTGCCGTCAATGCTGACGCTTACGCGGAGTGGACGAAGGGTCGTGGCCTGTTTGACCTGTTGAGCATGTTCGCGTCTCTCACACGTTTCTATGTGGAGCGGTTGGGAAAATCAAGCGCCTCGAAAAAGCAGTCTCGGACTGTCGAGTAGGGGTTGTCTCCGATTTCCGTCGTTTCTACCGGTTGAATCTTCCGGCTGACGTTCATGCGTATGATCCGAATTTCCTTTGCGACTTGTTGGATGGTTTGGAGGCCATTCCCGATTCGCAGTGGCGTGCGTGGCTGTTGGAGCATGATGGTGCCGGTGGCGGTTCCGGCAGTTCCGAACGATTGCAGTTGGGGTGGCTTGGTTTCGGCCAGTCCGAAATGCTGTTGCTGCAATTGCAGAACACGTTGGATTCGTTGCGTTCGCTGGCTGCTTCCCATTGGAGCGGGAAGAAGGTCGGCTTTGAGCCGATTCTCCCGCCCGGCGTCGATGCCGTGTCTCGTGATGTCAATCGTGTGGATGGTTCGCATGTGACGAGTCTGGCTGACTATATGGCTCGGGTTCGTAGTTGCTTCGGCGGCTGATTCTGCCGGTTTTTGTTTTCGCCCATGTTTCCGAGGGGTCTTTTTCCTCTTTCTTCCCCTTGGATTCGTGGGTCTTTCTTTTAGGAGTGTGCGCGTATGGAGCGTCCCGCTTTTTCCGCTGGCGAGGTCGGCATTGATGTCGTTCCTCTTACCGACCGGTTTTTCGCCGAACTCAAGGCGAAGCTGCATGATCTTCGTGATCTGAAGGTTCCGGTTGAGTTCGACCCGGATGACATGGCCGCTTCGCGCACGTATGAGAAGTGGGATGGGCGGGACGCTCGCGTCAATGTCTCGTATGACGTTGACATGTCCGGCTTGCGTGAACTGTCGAAGCAGGATGAACTGCTGCGCAAACGGTACGAGAAGCCCGTCAGACCGGTTTTCGACGGCAGTGGTGTCGTCAAGGGTTTGGATATGGCGATCGGCCGTGTCGAACAGTTGCGTAAGGTCCAGAAGAACGTCGGCGACGTGTTCACCAGGAATCTTGGCGCGTTCGGGAAAACGGAAACGAGCCGTTTGAAGGAGCAGATGCTTCTTCTTGACCGGGCCGAAGAGAGGATGCGCAGGATTCGCGCCGACCGTGACGAGCTTGTTTCGATGCGTGGCGACGAGTGGGATCAGCTGAACAGGCAGATTCTTGGCAACATGAGCACGTTGGACGCTTTGCAGAAGCGTTACGACGAGCTGGGTTCCGAGATCTCCAAGGTTACCGCGTACCGTGATTCGCTTCGTGGCGGTGGACGCCGCGATGAGGCGAAGGCGCAGACCGTCAGACTTCGTGAGCTCCGCGCCGAATACCGTGCCACCGCACGCAACATGCGCGAGGTCACGAACGAGACGAACAGGCTTGCCAGACAGCAGGACAGGTTGAAGTCCGATAGTGTGGCGAAGTGGATTCACGATTTGGACAAGCAGCTTGTCGAATTGGATTCGCATGCGAAGTCCGTGCGCGACACGTTCGCCAGCGTGGCCCGTAGCGGTTTCGCCAGATCCTCCGACATGGGCAAGACGAACGTTCTTTCCGGCGTGAGCTTTTTCGGCAAGGATCTGAACCGTCAGCTCAATGCGGAACGTGCCGCGCGCAGGGAGCAGCAGCGTCTGAACGATTCGTGGCGTGACGGCGCCGAATGGCAGGGAAACCTGTTGGAAGGCACGGCACGGTATGCGCGGAACCTGAAGACCGCCTCCAACGTGATGAACACGTACGGCAGGGACGTGAAGGAATCGAACCGGCTGCTTGACGAGCAGGAGCAACGGCTGACCGGCTTGCAGAGGGCCTTGCACGGCGTGAACAAGTACGGCAGGTATTCGGAAGTCAACAGGCAGTTGAACGACCAGCTCGCCGCCGTCAACAGGCTCCGCAAGCAGATCGAGTCCAATCCGATCAAGACGAGACTCGTGCTGGATGATAGCCGGTTCAACCGCAAGTACGCGAACATCACACGTCAGGTAGGCGAGTTGACGAAGAAGCTCGAACGCGAGAACGAGCTCAGGGTCCGTGTTGACTTCTGGACCGATACGGCTGACTCGCTTGAGGAGCGTCTGCGTAAGCTCCAGCATGGGCGCATCCGGATTCCCGCGGATATCGTCGTCGACAATAAGAACCTGATCGAGCGTGCCCGGCAGGTCGCCGAAGAGGTGAGACGCAACCCGGATCGCAAGGTCGAGCTTGAGGCCGATCTCGACTTGGACATGAAGCGTGCCGAGAAGCGTATCAAGGATTTCCGGAAGGCCAATGACACGTTCGATATGGACGTGGATTTGGAGACCGCCGCCGCCCGCGCCCATCTCGCTTACTTCACGAGACCGCGCACGGTTGATATCTTCGCGGAGTTCAAGGGCACCGATCTCGGCAAGATCATGAGCGGCATGACCACTGGAGCCACGGGTATCCGTGGCGTGCAGAACCAGTGGCAGAAGCTCGTGAACATGTTCGACAAATTCGATGAGGTCGTGCCGAAGTGGAGTCTGCTGGGCGCGGTGTTCGCGTCCGTCGGCGCCGGAGCGTTGAACTTGTCCCGTACCGCTGGCAGTGCCGGCGCTTCCCTGGTGATGATGAGCAAGGCGGCTTTGGCCGCTCCGGGCGCACTGTTGGGTGTGACCGCTGCTTTCGGCGTCGGATATTCCGCCGCGAAGAACTACGCGGATTATATCGACGTGTCCACTACGAAGTTGGGTGGCTTGCAGAAGAAGCTGTCCGACTCGTTCTGGTCCGAGGCGAAGCAGCCGGTCATCGACATGATGAACGCGCTCGGGGACAGCAAGTCCGTCGAGAACATGAACGGCGTGGCCGACGCGGAAGGGCGCATCGTCGCCAATGCGGCGCGTATCGTCGCGCAGGAACCGTATGTGGGTCGTATCAGTTCGATTCTCGGCAATACGGTCAAGGGCGTGAACGCGCTTGACCCGGGCGTTCAGGCTGTCACCGCTTCCGTTGTGAGGCTTGGCGACAGCACCAGCTCGTATCTGCCGCGCATGGCCAACTATGTGAGCCGTAACGCCACGCTGATGGCGCAGTGGGTCGATGAGGCGGAGCGTACCGGCAAGGTCACTCGGGCCATGGAGAAGGCCATCGAGCAGGGTGGCTATCTCATGTCGAGCGTCAAGTCGGCTGGCGGTATCCTCAAGGGCACGTTCGGCACGTTGGCCGAGGGCGAGAATGGCATCGAGAAGTTCTCCGACGCTTTGAGCCGCGCGGACAGGGCCGTGAACGGCGTGAAGTTCCAGTCCACGTTGACCGCGTGGGCCGATGGCGCGAAGCAGGCTTCGGGCAAGTTCCATGATTCGTTCCGGGAGATCGGCGACGCGGCTTATGAGCTGCGGGATACGACGAAGCAGGTGTTCATTGACGCCGGCTCCATGGTGTCCACCGGCATCGGCTCCATCAGCAGTCTTGCCGGCAAGTCGAAGCAGGGCATCGCCGACTTCAGCAACGGCGTGTCCGAAGGGTTCCGGAAGGTGTTCCATGCCGTTGATTCCGCCTCCCCGATGTTCGACAGTCTGCTGTCGATGGTCGGCCAGTTGTCCGACACGTTCGGCGGAACGTTGGCGAACACGTTGAAGTCGGCTGCTCCGACGATCAAGGTGTTGGCCGATGGCGCTTCCACCATGGCTCGGGCATTCGGCAAGCTGCCTGCGCCCGTTCAGGCGATGATCGGCATGTACGCGACGTTCGGCAGGGCCGGCATCAGCGCTTACAATTCGCTGAAGCGCGGCATGTTGCAGAACATCGAGTCCACGTTGCGGTATCGGAGGACCTTGAGCCAGTTGGGCATCACCTCGCAGGAGACTGCGATCAGCATGCGCGAGCTGGTTCGGGCTATGGCTCGGCTGAAGTCCGGTCAGACTGCTGGCGTGCTGACCGGCGAGGTTTCGGGTATCCGCCAGATGGGCGTCGCGGCCGATGAGACCACCGTGAAGCTGAATCGCCTGAATCGTGCGCAGGCCGGCGGTTCCGCCATCACCGGAGGTTCCGCCGCCAAAGGCATTGCCGCTGGCGTTGGCTCTTCCGGCTTGCTTCGTGGTGTCGGCGAGGCGGCTGAGGGCGCCGCCCGCAAGACCGGCTTGCTGAAGACCGCTTTTAAGGGGCTGAAGACCGCTTTTGGTGGCGTGGTCGATTTCCTCGGCGGGCCTGTCGGCATCGGCCTTACCGCCCTCACCACGGGGTTGAGTCTGGCCGGCAGTGCGATCAGCTCGTACGATGAGGCCGCCGCTCACACGCAGACGGTGAACCAGTCCGTCGCCGACTCGTTCAAGAACGTTCAAAGCGGCGCGGCGGACGCTTCCACGGCTGTTTCCAAAGCCAAGAAGGCCGTCGCGAAGAATTGGGACGACAAGGATTACGGCTGGAAGCTCCCGGGCGGCAATGACATCGAGAAGCTTGGTAGCAGCATCTCGAAGTTGGGCAGCCCGTTCAAGAAAGCCTCCGACGCGGCCGGTATCCTTGGCATCAGCGTCAAAGATCTGAACAACGCCGCGACCGGAACGAACGACGCTTATGACAAGATGCACAAGAAGCTCGGAGCCATTGTGAACGACAGTCGAGTGAACATGAACATGACCGAGTCGTAAAAGGCCATCAACGGGCAGAGGGTCGCGGCTGCCCAACGTCTGCTTGGCGTGCTTGAGAACTCCAATGCCGAATGGAAAAAAGGCGAGAAGGTGGCGTCCGATTGGATTGACGGCACCAATGACGTCGCTGCCGTTTCGACGTTGGCCGCCGACAAGCTCAGCCTGCTGTCCGAATCCATCGCGGCCAACAACTACGAGCTGGAAGGCAACAGCAAGAACGCCCAAGCCAACCGCAAGATGATGACCGATTTCGCGGACAGCGCTCTGATGTCCGCGAAGAGCATCATCTACTGGGGCAACGGCAGCGCCGAAGCGAACCAGAAGGCCAAGAACGCCGTCTCCTCCGCCCGCCAGGAGATCATCCAGATGGCCGAACAGTGCGGCATGTCAGCCGAGGCCGCCGCCGCGCTCGCCGACCAGATGGGTCTTATTCCCGACAACGTGTCCACGAATTTCGATCTGACGAATATGGATGCGGTGAAGCGTCAGGTTCAGGATTATATCGACCAGCTTGAGTTGACCGAAGGGCAGAAGAAAATCGTCCTTGATCTTGTTCAGGATGGTGATATAGCGAGTTTCGGCCAGTTGGTCGGTGCCGTGAAGGCGCTCATGGGTGGTGCGAGCAAGAAGGATCTGGTTCTTCTTCTGGAAGCCAAGGATGACGCTTCGGGCAAGATCAAGGACGCTACGGCTTTGGCCAAGGGGTTCGGTCTGACGAAGGCCCAGATCGATATTCTTGCCAAGGATAAGGCTGGCCCGAAGTTGGATGCCGTCAAGCAGAAGCTTCGTGACAGTGGGTTGACTGACGCTCAGATCCAGATTCTCATCGACGCTTTGGACAAGGCGAGCGAGAAGATGGACAAGGCCAATTCCAAGAAGAAGGACACCGCCAAGGGCATCAGGTTCGATATTGACGCGAACGATGATGACGCCAGGGTCAAGTTGGCCAAGTATCAGGGGCTTGATGGTTCCACGCTTGCGACCGCGCACACGTTCGTGATTGGCGATGATTCGAGCGCCCGGAACGCTTTCGCCAATACGAGAGCGTATGACGGCGTGACGTTGGCTCGGCCTTGGGGTCGCGTGTTGGGTGACAACAGCGGCGCGCGCAATGCGTTCAGGGATACGAGAGCGTATGACAATATGACGATTTCCCGCCCGTGGGCTCGCGTGTTGGGCGATGATTCCAATGTCCGGAAAGTGTTCAGTGACATCAGCAGTAAGAATAACCAGGTTCTTGCGACTCGTTACGTGAATATCGTCACCCAAAATATCGACGGTGGTAGCAGGAAAGTGGCTACCGGTGGTCGTATCAGCGGCCCTGGTACTGGCACGTCCGATTCCATCCCGGCGTGGCTGTCGAACGGCGAGCATGTCATCCGTGCCGCTGCGGCGAGCAGGCTTGACCGTACTGTCGGCCCGAATTTCCTGAACGTGTTGAACGCGACCGGCGATCTGGACAGGGCGGTGTCGCAGGCTCGCACGTCGTATGCGCGTAGTGCGCGTGACATGAGCCGTGCAGTCTACGCTTCCGGTGGCAGGGTCCAGAGAATGTTGGATTCGGCCACGTCCATCACGGTCAACATTCCTTCACGGGATGATCGTGAGCTGGTGTCCGCCGTGAATGATCTGCGTCGTGAGGTCGCGGGCTTCCGTGATGGTATCGGCGGTGAGATCAGGCGCAATGGCAGTCCTTGGCCGAGCAAGCGTGATTTCGTCCGTGATGTATTGGAGGCCAGCCGTGGCAGGTGAGCTCGCGTATGTGAGTGGTTCGACCGGTGACCGGTTCGACGTGTCGGATTATGCGACCGTGGATTTCGAGGGCGCGTTGGAGTTGCGTGGCCGTGAATGGGATTACACGGTGCGTGACGGTGGGTTGACCGGCGTTTCGAGGAAACGCCGGGAGGTTTCCGTTGACGTGCATTACGGTGATGCGGTGGCGTTCGACTCGTTCATGCGGGCCGTTGACGCTGATCTGGCCGTAGGCAAGCCGGGACGGTTGGAGGCGGTGAATGGCGCGAGGGAGGTTTGGACTCAATCGTGTTATGCGGTGAAGTCCGAGGCTTCCTCGCATCCTGGTTCTTCCGACCCGGTGTGTGCGCTCTCGTTCGTCCTGTTGGATGGCGTGTGGCGTCATGAAGCCGGTACCGTGTCGTATCAGCCTGCGTCCGGGTCTGCCGCGTCAGGCTTGGATTTGCCGACTGACATGGGTTATGATCTGGCTGTTTCGCGCCCGTCATGCATGGTGTCTAACCGTATGCGTGTTCCGATGCCGTTTCGTCTGATAGTGTATGGGTCTGTCTCGAATCCGTCGTTGACGATTGGCGGGAACGTGTACCGGTTGAATGGTGATGTTACCGCTGGCGCTTACGTGGTGGTTGACTCGTTGGAGAAGTCAATCGTGCTGCATGGTGCGGATGGTTCTCTGCGGAACGTGTTTTCGTGGGGTGTGCGCGGTTCCGGTCTGAATCGTGGACAGTATGTTTTCCAACCTATTCCGGCTGGTTCGAGCGTGGTTGAGTTGGGTTCCGGTTTCGGTTTCGATCTGACGGTCATCGAGGAGAATGGGGACCCGACTTGGTTGATTTGATTTGCGCTGACGAGAATGGCGTGCCGTTCCATGCGGTTTCGGATTGCGTGTTGGATTGCGCGTGGGGGTCTGGCGAGAATGATTTCGAGCTGACGTTGTATGACGGTACCGTGCTGCCTGACCGTGGTCTTGTCTACGTGGATGGGACCGAGGTGGGCGGCATCGTCGATCATATGAAGGATGAGCTGTCAGACGGTGTGAGTGTAGTCACGTATTCCGGTCGGAGTTGGCATGGCATGTTGGCCGGTAAGGTGTTGCAGCCGGATTCAGGGCAGGATTATCTGAAGGTGTCCGGCCCCGTGAATCAGGTGTTGTCGAACCTGTTGGCCCGTATCGGCTTGTCTGACGTGTTCAAGGTCCGCGCGGATTCCACGAAGACGATTCCCACGTTCAAGTTCGACCGGTATTGCACGGCGTATGATGGCATCCGCGGGATGCTGGCCGCGAATGATCTGAAACTCATGTTCCAGGAGGTTGACGGCACGATATGGATGTATGCCATGCCGGTTGTCGCCCATGACGATACGGTCGATTCCGATCTGGTTGATTTTTCCATCACGAAGGATTACCGGCGCACCAACCACATGATCGGCTTGGGCAAGGGTGATTTGAGGAATCGTCTGGTCGTCCACTATTATGCGGATGGTTCCGGCAAGGTGTCCAATACCCGCACGTTCGGCGGGCGTGATGAGATCGCCGCGGTCTATGATTATTCGTCCGCCGAGAAGGACGAGTTGGACAAGCAGACGAAGAAGCAGTTGCAGGATCTGCAGGGTGCCGGTGCCGTCGATGTGACCGTGCATGACGGCTTGTCGCTTGATGTGGGCGATAGGGTCGCCGGCCGCGATCACGTGACCGGCCTGACGGTTACCGCCATCGTGTTGAAGAAGATCGTGAAACTGTCCGGCGGCTTGCTGTCCGTATCGTATGAGGTCGGCGACGCGGCTTCCTCGAAGACGGAATATTCGAATTACACGAGTTCGTCTTCCTCTTCGGGTTCGACTGGTGGTGGCGTGTCTTTGACGGCTGGCCGTGGCCTGTCGATTTCAGGCGGCACGATCAACGCGGAGGTCGCTTCCGAGGATTTGGATTCCGTCAGGCAGGTCGCCGATGCGGCGAACAGGACGGCTTCCGGTTTCGCGGCGCAGATCGGCAAGGCGAATCAGACCGCCGAGGATGCGAGGAACGTCGCCGATGCGGCCAGGAGCGTGGCCGACAGTGCCAAGTCGGGCATGATGACCGATGGCGAGCGGTCGAAGCTCGCTTCGGTCGAACGGGGCGCGAACGCCTACACGCTGCCGAAGGCGTCCACGGACGTGCTGGGTGGCGTGAGGGTGGACGGTTCCACGATCGTGAGCGTGGATGGTGTCATCAGCGCGCATGTCGGCGGCGTTTCCGGGAAGGCCGTGTTTCCGATCGGCTATGTGGTGATGAACACGACCGGTGTTGACCCTTCCGTTGATTTCGGCGGCACGTGGAGGCAGTTGCCTTCGCTTGGTTGCTCCATGTTTGAAAGGATTGGATAGTGAAATCGGATGGCTACGTGAAGTACGTGTGCGACAAGTGCGGCAAGACCGCCTATGTCGCCGCTGGCGATACGGAGGCGCGGGAATGGTTCACCGTGCGCCGGTATTCGGCCGGCAAGGCGACCCGCATCGCGGATGATGTGACGCCCGACATCTACGAATTGTGTTCCCAATGCAATACGTCTTTCATGGCGTTCATGCAGAAGGATGACGCTTCGTTTGAAGCATGGTTGAAGGAGGGTGAACAGTGACCATCGAACTGGTCGACGGCAAGGCCGGAGTTGCACACATCTCAAGTGAGGACAAGGCGATCATCCATCAGGCCAAGTTCTCGAAGTCCGACGTGGTGTTCGACTGGGGCGACGCGTTCAAATGCTCGATGAGTTCGTCCAACACGGCGACGATCGGCACCGGCTGCGCGTCGATCCAGGGCTTGGACTGGCATATCACGGCGGCGGAATCCGTGACGATCTCCAACGGGTCGCAGGGCATGAAACGCAATGACATCATCTGCGCGCATTACCATCGCAACTCTTCCAGCGGTATCGAGAGTGTGGAATTGACCGTGTTGAAGGGCACGCCGAACGCGACGGCTGCCGCCGACCCGACCATTCCGTCCGGGAAGATACTGTCCGGCGCGGTTGACGCATACATGCCGTTGTGGCGTATCCCGCTTGACGGCATCACGGTCGGCACGCCGGTGCGCCTGTTCACGCCGAGGAGGGCTTTGTGGGATTCCGTAACCCTCACGAAACCAAACACTAACTGGAACGTGAATTATCGCACCGCGTTTGTCGGCGGGATGTTGATCGTCGCGTTTAATGCCATCCGGCGCAACACGGACTGGACGGCTCCGAAGAAGTGGGATTCATCCGCTCTTTTCTGGCTTCCGGCTGGGTTGGAGGCCGCGTTCGAGGTGCAATGCGCCACGGTGTCCACTTCGAGCGTGGGTCTTCATGGCGTCAATGTGCGGGCCGCTGCCGACTCCATCGACCTTCGCTCGTCCGAGAAGATGACGCTCAGCAAAGGCGGTTGGGTCAAGGGCTGCATCACGGTGCCGCTCTGATCGTCGCATGGCGTGGGCTCGTCCGATATCGTCCAACGCTTCCCGAGGATCATTCCGGTGCCCGATGGTGTGGAATTCCGTAACCCCGATTCATTTCACGAAACTGTCCATTGACCCGGAATTCACGATCAGTGGATACGTCGTCAATGGTTTGGCGACCGTCTACTGCCGGTGGGTCAACAAAGGGCCTTTCTTTAGTAAGGCGTGGACTGGAGTGACTTTGGCAAGCATGGACGTGCGGGCTGCCAGTGAAGCCTTCAACATGTTCGTAGACAATTCCGGTGCAGACCGGGCGCAGGATCGTTATCTGTACGTCGCTGAAAACAAGGTTTCCTTCCGCACATCGTATGATGCGAACATTCCCGCAAACACATGGCATGTCGGCAGCGTATCGTTTCCGGTGACGGCGGTTTAGGCCGTGATGTACGAGGCGGATGTGACGAAAAGCATTGGTTCCTTTCCAATTCTGTCGAATAATCCCACACATCGTCGTGTTGCCGTTGGGCGGGCGTGTGTGTGGGTTTTCCCATTGTTCCATATCCCTGTTTTTTAGGAGGATGTTTTGACTCAGATTAATTTCGATTTCGGCCATCCAAGCGCCGATGGCGTCGCGGTCCTGGCCGGCGAACTGGTGCATGTGGTGCCGACCGGCCGGTTCAAGGTCGGCAAGCGCATCGTCGTGCGTGACTCCTTCGACGTGCGACTGTCGGAAACCGGCACCGCCACCGTTGATGTTACGCCGACTGACAACACGTTCGCCTACGAGGTGACGGTAGGCGAATCGCCGGACGCCTGGCGTTTCGTCCGATGCGTGCAGGTACCGAATTCGAGCACGCCCGTGGCGTTCGCCGATCTGGTCGATGTGGACGCGAGTACTCTGGCCCCGGCACCCAATTCCGGTACGGCGCTGACGTATCTGCTTGCTTCTTCCCTGTCCGAGGCGCAGGCCATGTCGGCGGCGAATCCGGGTCAGATGGTGTTTTATCCGGAGGGCAGGGTCAAGACTGTCGCCTCTCAGATTCTGGAGGACCTGACCGATGCGCGTGCCACGGTGGAGGCTCAGAGCACCGTGGCCGCTCAGGCCGCGAATGCCGCCCGGGCCGCGTCCGACGCCTCACAGGCCGCCAGCGCGCAGGTGACGGCGGTGGCCGACAGCATCAGCAAGTCGAAGACGGCCGTGGAATCCCATGCCAGCGAGGCTCTGACGGCGATCGACGAAGCGGTCAAGAGCGTGCGGGACAAGGCGTCCGACGTGACCGTCGAGGACAAGGCCGAGACGCCGGGCGAATCCACGCCCGACGCCACGGAAAAGGCCGACACCACGGATGCCGCAGCCGACGGTGCTCAGGAGGCGTGACAAATGTCCGTACTGCTCAACGGCGCGAAAGTAGGCCAACCGTACACCATGATCGGCGGCGAGCCAATGGCGATGAACGCGCTTTACGATGGCGTGCAGGTATGGACGCCAGCCGCCGAAACACTCGTGGACGTGTGGCTCAAACCGGTCGATTTCACGGCTCAGGCACTCTATGCCGACCACCCGGAAGTCAAGGTGGCCGCCCAGAAGGTCTTCGCCGACGGTCACATCGAGGACGCATCCCTGACGCTTTCCACGGCGGACACCACCGTAGCGAGCATCCATGCCGGCACGGTGAGCTTCGTTTCCGACACGTCGAATTTCCTCACCGTCCTCAAACAGGACGCGTTCAGCCCGTGTCACGTGTCGATTGCCGAAGGCGGCAAGACGTTGGGTGCCAAGCAGATCCTCGTGCAGCCCGACCAGCCTTCGACGGTTCCGGTCGGCAGCCTGTGGTGCCGCACCGAAAAACTCCACAATGGTCTCAAGTATTACACGGGCGCTGTCGGCGAGGATGCGAACGTGATGTGCTTCCTCATCGACCGTATCCGCGAGGTGTGGCGCAAGGAATGGGATGATTGGACGCTCTTGACCGGAAAGGAATTGGAATGAGACGGACGAATCTGTGTGCAAAACCCGCTGAGACAATTGATGCAAAGAGCGGCGATCCGTCCAATTGGATGGACTTCGTAAACGGGAGCGGAATGTCTTTGCAGCCGGGACGATACGTCGCCTCATGCAATGTCACGGAGCGCGGAAGCAAAAAAGCGGTAATCCAATACTGGGATGAGACTCATCACGTGAAGTTGGGCTCCGTCGATAATGCCGCCATCGGCGTCAACGTGATGCGGTTCGACGTTCAGACCGCTTCCGACAAATGTCATTTTTCCGTCTGCTGCGGCAAGGCCACGGACTTCATCGTCGAGCGGGCCGACACGCACGCTCTCGCCTCGGGGGGGGGCTTCCGGGCTTCTTCACCGCGCAGACCGCGCCGTACTAGCCTTGAGGCGGGTGACCGCCGATGAGAATCAGGAATCTCTACAATCCGCCGACGCTGAAGGATTATCCGGCGAGAGCGCCGTGGACGCCGGACGGCAACACGAGCACCGGCGAGAAGACGGCGGACGGCTGGAAGGTGACGGTCACCGGCAGCGGCACCGGCTGGCTGTATCCGCCGCAGCAGCCGGACGGTTGCAAGTGCGTCTGCTGGCAGAAAAACAGGACGGCCTACTGGAAGAACGTCAATGACGGCGTTACCATGCCGGTCACGCAGGCGGAAAGCCCGATCACGGTCACGCGCGTCTGCGGATACGCGGACGGCCAACTGCCGGACATGCTCGACGCAATCGGCCTGCCTTTGGTGTTCGCCGCCCCTGACCACCCCTACTAATATCAATCCAGCCCCGCCACGTGCGGGGTTTTCCCCATAAAGGAGATGTAATGTGCTACAGAATTTTCTAGCCGGTTTCGGCGGTGTGGGCGGCGCGTGCGCCCTCATCACCCTCGGCCTCAAGCTCTGGCCGGGCGCTTTGGATACGTTGGCGACAGCCCTGTATTCGCACGTGCGGCCCGAACGCCTGCCATACGATTCGCCGCTCTCGCAGCATTTCGCCAAGACCCGGCAGCTTGGCGACCGCACCGCGAAATTCGACGTCCGTATGGATGAGCTATGCAGGGACACGATCAAGAACACGATCATCAGCCTGATCTACGGCGACCAAGCGCACGACCATTCGGAGGCCGTCCGGTACGAGCTCGCCAAGCTTGAAAAACTCGACGCACAATGCTGGATCGTCAACGCAGCCGAAAAATACTTGGAGGACCGGCAGTGAGCGGCCCCGTCGCGTTGGGCGCGTATCTCGTCCTCCTCGCGCTCATCATCGTGTTCCATCATGGTGCGCGCAGGCATTGATTTTCACACTGGTTTTCAAAGCCATCCCATTCCGGGATGGCTTTTCTATTGCCCCGTGAGGGGGCGGAAGGGAGAACGTCATGGACGATATCGTCATGACACCAGAGATGACACCGCAGGGCGACAGTCTGCCGCCCGCAGACATTCCGGTCGTGTCCGAGGAGGACGCGGCCAAGGCCGTGGAGGGATTGGAGGACTAGACATGGCAAGCGTCAGCGCTTTGATCAACCGCATGCGCTACTGGTGCGCGGTCGCGAACATGGGCTATTCGCAGGCGGACCGCTGGAACTTCAACCCCTCGGCGGGTAATTGCGATTGCTCCAGCCTGGTCATCCACGCCTTGCGCGAGGCGGGCTTCGACACCGGCACGGCCACCTACACCGGCAATCTGAGCGGCAATCTGACCCGTCGCGGCTGGACCCGCCTGCCCGCGAACGGCAATCCGCAGCCGGGCGACATCCTGCTGAACGACGTGCACCACGTGGCCGTGTATCTGGGCGGCGGCAGGCTCGCACAGGCGTCCATCAGCGAGCGTGGCACCGCCTACGGGAAGGCCGGAGACCAGACCGGCCGCGAAACCAATATCAGGGGCTACTACAACTACCCGTGGAACTGCTATTTGCGTTACGGCGGCGGCAACACCGGCGCCGCATCCACCGGCGCTCTCGCCGTTGACGGCAATGTCGGACCCGCGACCGTGCGCCGTTGGCAGCAGGTGATGGGCACTACGGTGGACGGCATCATCAGCGGCCAGGTCGTACCGGACGGACGCACCTACTGGCGTCCGGCCATCGATTCGAGCGTGGTCCGCTACGGCGCGGGCGGCAGTGATCTGATCCGCGCCGTGCAGCGTCGCCTGGGCTGTGGTGTTGACGGACTGCTCGGACCGGCCACCATTCGCGCCATCCAGGCGCATTACGGTCTGGCGCGGGACGCGAGCTTCGGCCCGGCGACCGCACGCGCCTTGCAGTCGGCGCTCAACCAAGGACGATTCTAAGGAGGAAACAATGGCAGAACATGCAGCAGAGGATTCCACCCTCGAAACCGTCGTGAACGACCTGACCGACGAGTGTGAGGACGGGCAGGACAATACCCAGCCCGACACCGCGTATACTCCGGTCTTCTCTAAGCAGGTGCGTACCGTGGTCTACGTGCTCGGTCTGGTCGCCTCGTGCGTCGGCCTTGGCTTCATGACCTTCGGTGACGCGGCCATCGGCGGATACATCAGCACCGTCGCGGGCTTCCTCGCATCCGGTCTGGGCGTCGCCTACAACCCGCTGCGCAAAAACTAAGCGTTGCCACAGGATCATCGACAACACCTGACCGTGATTAATTTTCGGGCGTGAAACTCAACATCGCGCCGGAAAATCAACCTCGGTTGGGAGAAAATTCACGCATTCGGGTGCTTGTGGAAATTCTCACACCCTGTTTTTAAATCTGCCCCTCTCTCAGCTATGGCTGGGGGAGGGGCGTTTTTGCGTTTCAGCGCGTATTCGTTAGTCGCTGGAATTCGGTTTCGTCCGACAGGTTCGATGCCTCGCAAGCCTTCATGGTTGGGACATGTGGTGTCGGTGCAGTCCCGCCGCAAACACTACGGGGACACGCCGAGAACCGTTCTGGAAGGTGTTTTCGAGCATTACACCTCAAGTTTGTCAGAGAATAGGAGAGAACGCCATTCGCGGCCACCCTCGAACGCCGCCGTCCGAGATGCCTTCAGCCCTTTTAACAGTAGGGCTGAAGGCGTAAGCTCCTGCGGCTGGGCTTGAACCAGCGACCGTCCGATTAACAGTCGGATGCTCTGCCAACTGAGCTACGCAGGAATGTTTTCCTGTGCTGAGCTAACTGCTGTGCACAAGATGAATATATTACACACAAATCACATGGATGCAACTTGAGTGCTCGCCTCGGCGTGTCGCCTGTAATTCCAATGGTTGATTGATGACGAGAACTGACAGTCGGATGCCGTGGACGCAAGCAAATTATCGGTTTATCGACGGTTTCGCCCGTAAATCATCGGGCATTGTCAGGCGATTCCAGCAGCAAGTGCCGTGCAGTATCGGCGCGACACGCCGAAATGTGGATAACTCCCGAGCCTTCGACCACATCGGTCGTTTTTCGCCCTCCGCCGTGCATCGGTGTGCGATGCTGGGGATGCCGGGGTGCGGGGACGTTCCGGCGACCGACGACGGAATGGGGGAAGAGACTGATGCTGAATGATGATTTAGATGGGCAGCGGGGAGCGTGGCACCATCCTCAGGTGCGGTATGACCGCCATGCCATACGGCGCAGGCAATTCGCGCTTCGCCGCAGGGAGCGTTGCAAACGGACCATGATCCGGCTGTGCTGCATGTCCGTTGCCGTGATGTTCGCTGCGATGATGAACTGGGCGCTATTGCGGGTGCCCTCCGCATCCGCCGGGGAAGAGGTCTTCGCCGCGGTGACGTTATGCGCAGGACGACAGGCGGCGTGTCGGGCGGTATGGCTTTGGCCTGTGGGTCAGCCGGCCGTCATCGCGGATTTCGACCCACCTGACCGGCCATGGCTTTCCGGGCATCGCGGCGTGGATCTGCAGGCATCCGACGGCGATGAACTGTATGCCCCTGCGGATGGCATCATATCGTTCGCCGGGAGTGTCGGCGGTAAGTCGGTCGTCAGTGTCAACCACGGTGACCTTGTGTCGACGTTCGAGCCGGCGCATACCGAGGGCGTTGCCGGAACAGCCGTGAGACGCGGCGACGTCATCGGCGAAGTGGGAGGGGCATCCGACCATTGCGACGGCCGATGCCTCCATTGGGGAGTCAGGAGGGTTCGACTGCAAAACGAGGGGACGGCGACGACATATCTTGATCCGCTCGCCCGTGTGAGACCCATGCGCATCGGCCTGAAACCCGATTGACGGCGATGCTGCCCCGAATTCGTATGGAAAAGCCGTACAATTGAACGGTGGCGATGTAGATGCCACCCGTTCGCCGGAACGACCGGCCCACAGTCGAGGGGAGCGCTGAAATGCTCAAGGAATATACGCAACCGGTCACCAAGCCCATTGACGGCGATAAAAACGTGTTCTCAGTGCTGGTCGAACGCGCTGAACGCAAGCCCGACGAGCCGCTGGTCTCGTACAAGGACGGTACCGGCTCATGGCGCTCGTTCACGGCCGCCGAATTCCGCGACAAGGTCATCGCACTGGCCAAGGGTCTGATCGCCCGTGGCGTCATGCCAGGGGACGCGGTGTCGATCATCTCTTCCACCTCATGGCAATGGGCTGCGCTGGACATGGCCATCATGTCCATCGGCTCCCTCACCGTGCCCGTCTACGAGACCAACTCGCCGGCTCAGGTCGCCACGATCTTCAATGACTCCCAGGTGACGATGGCGTTCGCCGAGAACGATGCGCAGCGTGACAAGATCGAGTCCGTCCGCTCGCGCTGCAGCACGCTGAAAGACGTGTACGTCATCGATTTCGGTGCGCTGAACACGCTGGAGGAATACGGGCGCGGAGTGAGTGACGAGGAGTTCTGGGAGCGCGAGCGTCTGGTGAAGGGTGACGACCTGGCAACCATCGTGTACACGTCGGGCTCCACCGGCATGCCGAAGGGCATTGAACTGTCACACGGCAACTTCGTGTACGTCACCTATGCCGGTACGCAATCCATGCCCGACATCGCCTATGGGCGTGACCGCCGTCTACTGCTGTTCCTTCCGCTGGCTCACGCATTCGCGCGGTACATGGTGCTGTACTGCTTTGCCGGTGACGTGGAGCTGGGGCTGTCCAACAACCTCAAGACCATTCTGTCTGATTTCGGCGAGTTCAAGCCGTCCTTCATACTGGCCGTGCCGCGCATCTTCGAGAATGTGTACAACGCCGCCTCGCAGAAGGCGGGTGCCGGCATGAAGGGGCGCATCTTCGCCAAGGCCGCGGCCACCGCACGCGAATGGTCGCACGCGCAGCAGGAGGGCAACGGGTTCTCGGCCTCGCTGCGGATGCGCCACGCCATGTACGACCGCCTGATCTATCGCACGATCATGGGCGTGTTCGGCGGCCACTGCGAATATGCGGTGTCCGGAGGCGCTCCCCTGGACGGGGCCATCGCACACTTCTTCAACGGTGTCGGACTGCCGCTGCTTGAGGGGTATGGCATGACGGAGACCTGCGCCCCGGCCATGGTGAATCCAACCAAGGGATATCGCATCGGCACGGTCGGCCTGCCGCTGCAGGGGGTGTCGGTAGGGCTCGGCGAGGACGGCGAACTATGCATCAAGAGCCGTGCGGTCTGCGTCGGATACCATAACCATCCTGAAATCACCCAGAGCCAGATCGTTGACGGATGGTTGCACACGGGGGACCTCGGCGACATCGACGACGACGGGTTTGTCACCATCACCGGACGCAAGAATGACCTGATCATCACGGCAGGCGGCAAGAACGTGTCTCCGGGCATATTGGAGGCCAGCGTGATGACATCGCCGGTGGTGGACCAGTGCGTCGTCATCGGTGACCGTAAGCCGTTCATCGCGGCGATCGTCTCCCTGGATCTCGATGAGACCAACGCCTGGCTGGCCGCGCAGGGTGTGGAGCAGGTCTCCGACCTCGCCGAAGCCGTGCGCAACCCGATCGTCTACGCCGAGGTCGAGCGCGCGGTCAACGCCGCCAACGATCTGGTGTCGCGGGCAGAGTCGATTCGCAAATTCGAGATCGTGCCGGAGCCGTTCACCGAGGAGAACGGACTGCTGACCGCCAGCATGAAGGCACGCCGTCAAGCGGTGATCGACCACTTCGGCGAACTCATCGACACGCGCATTTACGCCCCGAAGGGCCGCTGAGCGGAAGTCCAGCCGGGCAACGAGTCGGCCGTCACCTCAACCGGTTCCCGTCATCATGACGGATGGTTGGGGTGACGGCCGACTCGCGTATATCCCGGTATTGCCGCGCCTGCTACATTCCCCGTGACGCGCAATCCCTGCGTCTGTCACATCCCCGCGTCGGCCAGAGTGATGTAGCCGGGGTCGATCAGCGTGCTCTTGAGGTTCGACGCGCTGACCGCGACCAGGTCGGGGCGAAGCGTCGGCATGTTCTTCCCCGCGACGCCCGGATACGTCCCCTTGGTCAGGTTCTGCGGCGATTTCACCGCCGTGCCCTGATTGATTTTCAGGCACATCTGCGCGAGCTGCGTCGCGGCGCCCTTGCGGTCCTCGACGGCGGTCATCCATTGATGGCCGCTGACGAGTTGCGGCAGTTCGTCGACGTACGCGCCATATCCGGTGATGATGGGCCACTGCGTGTCCCTGGCCTTTTCCGAGGCCGACCCGTCGTTGGCGGCGTCGCCGTCGTTTTCCGGCGCCTTGATCGGATCCGGCACCTTCTTGCGGTGGAGATCCTGCTTTCCGGTGATGTTGCCGACGATTCCGGGCAGTGTGATGGAGGGGTTGATGTCGGCCGCCGAACCGGTGTATCCGAGATGGTCGAGCGCGTCGACCACTCCGGAAGCCACGTAATCGTTCATGGCGATGATGCCGTCGATTCGGGTGTGCGAGGCCGAATCCTTCTGTTTGAGACGATTGGTGATCTCGTCGGTGATGCGCGAATCCTTGTCGATTTTGAAGGCGACCGACTCCCACTGCCCGTCGGTCGTGTCGGCCGTCAGCAGTCCGGACGGACTGTATGCCGTGCCCTTCTTGAAATACGGCTGCAGCACGGACCAGGCGCCTGCGAAGGCCTCCTTGGCGAATTCGTCGTCACTGCCGTCAGCGGATGCGGTGTAGGGCAGCAGGATCTCCACGGCCTTCGGATTGTCCTTGCTGATGGTGTCGAGTTGCAGTTTGTCGGCAAGCTTGCTCGCCTGGATCTGCCCGATGCGTTCGGCTGTCGACAGTTCGACGAAAGCGTCGGGGGTGAAGTCCTTCACCGGATTGGCCACGAGCACCACGTGCATGCCCGAGTCCTTGGCCAGCTGCAATGCGTTCGCCATACGGGGCATCGATTCCGTGTCCGTCGAGTCGGATGCGTTATCCGAGCTGGATGCATTCGCCGATTCGGATGTGTCAGTCGATTCCGATGCATCCGTTGAACCGGCCTCGTCTGAACCGGTCCTATCCGTCGCCGTGCCGCTCGTCTGGCTGACGTAATCGCCGTATTGCCGGGTGGATGTCTGCGTTTCGGCTGCGGGCGCGACGATCAGCGTTATTTCCTTCTCGTCAGCACCGTCTTTCTTGTTGGCGTTGTTTTTCCCGCTTTGCGCCGACACCGCATGATTGACGACGTAATCCTGAATGTCCTGGCTCTGCTTGGCGAGGTCACTGGATGTGGTTGTGGTGATGTTCGCGGATTTGAATCCTTGCTTCTTGAGCTCGGAGGTGATGTCGGGCACCAGTTTCGCCCACTTGTTCAACGGCGTGTGCTGGGAGAGGGTGATGCCGTCCGATGGGGTGAATATCGCCACCGCCCCGGTGGATTGCGTGACGGTGCCGCCGTCCGGAGTGTTGGTATCGTCCGTTGACGCGCATCCCGCCGTCGTGAGCAGAAGACCCGTCGCCATCGCGGCGGCGATGAGTTTCAGACAAGACACCATGCGTCGTCCTGACATGGTCACGCCCTTTCAGTCATGCGAATACTGTGACTTTCGATTGTAGCCTCACCATACGCACAAGGCCCGCATCTCGTGTGGGGACATGGGATGCGGGCCTTGATGGCGATGGATTGCCGGCGGCGATCACCGGTGGCGGGAGCCGCCGGAGAACCCCGCCCGGCCGGTCACGCGGTCAGCGCCTTGGAAAGGTTCTCGTCCATCGCGTTCATGAAGCCCTCGGTGTCGAGCCACGCCTGATCCGGTCCCACCAGCATGGCCAGATCCTTGGTCATCTGACCGCCTTCGACGGTGTCGACGATGACCTTCTCCAGCGTCTCGGCGAAGTGGCGGACCTCGGGCGTGCCGTCCAGGTCGGCGCGGTGCTTGAGTCCGCCGGTCCACGCGAAGATCGAGGCGATCGGGTTGGTGGAGGTCTTCTCGCCCCTGAGCCAGCGACGGTAATGGCGGGTCACGGTACCGTGCGCGGCCTCGGCCTCGACGGTCTGGCCGTCCGGGGTCATCAGCACGGAGGTCATCAGGCCCAGCGAGCCGAAGCCCTGAGCCACGGAGTCGGACTGCACGTCGCCGTCGTAGTTCTTGCACGCCCAGATGTAGCCGCCGTGCCACTTGAGGGAGCTGGCGACCATGTCGTCGATCAGGCGGTGCTCGTAGGTCAGGCCAGCCTCGGCGAACTTGTCCTTGTAGTCGGTCTCGAACACTTCGGCGAAGATGTCCTTGAACTGGCCGTCGTAGGCCTTCAAAATCGTGTTTTTGGTGGACAGGTACACGGGGTAGTGGCGCATCAGACCGTAGTTGAAGCAGGCGCGGGCAAAGCCGCGAATGGAATCGTTAACGTTGTACTGTACCTGGGCCACGCCGCCGTCTTCGCCGTAGTTGTGCACCACGTGCTGAATCGGTTCGCTGCCATCGTCCGGGGTGAAGGTCACGGTAAGCTGGCCGGCGCCCGGTACCTTGAAATCGGTGGCCTTGTACTGGTCGCCGAAGGCGTGACGGGCCACGACGATCGGCTTGGTCCAGCCGGGCACCAGACGCGGCACGTTGCTCATCACAATCGGCTCGCGGAAGATGGT